CAGCGAGGACTTCGGAGAGCTCACCGAGGAGGAGACCGCATGGACGGCTGACCTCCAGATGGACGAGCGTCGCAAGAACTTCCTACCGTCCCCCTACAACTTCGGCCTCATCATCCGCAACGACCCCGCCCTCAAAGGATCTGCCCGCCGTGACCTGTTCCGCGGTCGTGACGTCGTAGTCCGTGACCTCCCCTGGAGGCCTATGGAGCTGGACCCCTACTGGACCAACAGCGACGACAACGGCCTCATCGACTACGTCTCCGAGCACTACAGCCTCACCGGGAAGACAGCCCTCCTGGACGCCAACGACCTGGCCGTCTCTCAGGACAGCTTCCACCCCGTGAGGGACTACCTCAACACCTTGGTATGGGATGGCGTAATGCGTCTTGACTCCCTGCTCATCGACTACCTGGGCGCCGCCGACACCGAGCTCACCAGGGCCATGACACGCAAGCATTTCACAGCTGCTGTGGCCCGTGTCATGAGGCCCGGCTCCAAGTACGACTACGTCCTCACGCTCATCGGTCCGGAGGGCATCGGCAAGTCCAGCCTCATCCGTACCATGGGCCGCGGCGAATGGTTCGACGACTCCCTCACCTCCATCGAAGGGAAGGACGGCATGGAGCAGATCCGCGGCAAATGGCTCGTTGAGATGGGAGAGCTGACCAACTACAAGAAGTCCACCTCCGAAGCATACAAGGCCTTCATCTCTAAGCAGGAGGACTCCTACCGCCCGGCCTACGGGCGCAAGACGGAGACCTACCCCCGCCAGTGTGTCTTCTTTGCCACGACCAACGAGCGTGCCTTCCTGAAGGGAGACACCGGCAACCGCCGCTTCTGGACCGTGGAATGCGGGGTGAACGAGCCAGAGTTCAGCGTCTGGGACGAGCTGCGCGATAACGTCGACCAGCTCTGGGCCGAGGCCGTCTACTATTGGAGGCAGCACGAGCCCCTCTACCTCGACAGCCGCATGACCGCCATGGCCAAGCGCCTGCAGGAGGAGCACAACGAAGTCATAGCCGACGACCGCGCCGGTATGATAGAGGCCTTCATCCAGAAGTCCCTCCCGGCTACATGGGACTACATGACTATGCGCCAGCGGCAGGACTGGTTCCGCACATCGTCTGAGATGAGCTCTGAGGAGCCCCGCATCAGGAGGGAGAAGATCTGCGCCGTGGAGCTGCTCGTGGAGTGCTTCGGCCAGCAGCTGGACGAGCGCACCCGCTACCGCACCAAGGAGATCAACCAGATTCTCGAGCAGCTGGAGGTCAGAGGCCTCGTCAGAAATGCTGGCAGGCTATATGACAAAGCCTACGGCCGCCAGCGATACTACACCGTCCTCGAGGAGGACTTGCCAGAATAAGAGAAAAAGGGGCCGGTCTGGGCGCCTGGTTACCGGTCTTATACATGAACTTCATAAACAAATAAATGTTGGTACTGATAGGCTTTTGCCCCGGCCAGGGAAGGCGCTCAGCCTGGCCATTTTAAACAAGACACTATGGCAGACATTAACCGCATACCCACTGGACATCTGGACCGTAATGGCCAGATGATCTGCGAAGGAGACGACGTCCTGGTGACCGTCCGTCCCCACTACATTAAGACTGACTACTCAAAGGAGCCGACCCGCAAGGCGCAGGTCCTATGGAATGGCGACGGCTGGGCTCTGTACTACGACCTGCAGGAGCAAGAGCCCCTGAACAACTACGACTCACAGGAACTGCTAAAGCACACCAACTGATGACACCAAAACAAGAACTTCACGTCCGTGCAGCCCGCTGGGTTCGCCTGGTCTTCGCGCCCAGGGAGCCCGGCGTCTGCCGAGTTTGTGGGTGCACCGAAAAGGACCCCTGCAGCAACCCGCAGTACGGCAACTGCTGGTGGTATGATTACAATATGACACTATGCTCTCATTGTGCTGAGTGGCTCATTTTCCACGACCCATACACCGTTCACCGGGTCAATTCGGCAAGGAGTGATTATAATTTGAAAGTAATGGCCGATGAGCAGAAGGAAAAATAGCCGTTTTAGCGTGGGACAATCCGATGGGACAATCTTTGGGACAATAAATTGTTATCCCGTACCCGGATGGGACAATATTTTTGCATTGTCCCGGTATTGTCCCGTTATTGTCCCATAGCTAAAAAGCATTGAGCCAATGAGTTATTATAAAAATGGGACAATGGGACAATTTTTTTACCAAAAAATCATTTTGGGCCATTTATGTCGGAATGTGCCTAAGTATACCGACATAAACGCATATATAGCACATATACGCGAAAGTGACCACCACTATTGTCCCATAATTTGAAAGTGAAAGCAGATATGAACCAGGAAAGTGAAAAAACTCTGGAGGCCCGACTCCAGAAAGAGATTAAGAAAAGAGGCGGCATGGCTCTGAAGTTATTGAGCCAGCTGCACCGTGGACTTCCAGACAGGCTCATCCTTATGCCAGGAGGGCTCACCGTCTTTGTGGAGATGAAAAGCACAGGGCAGAAACCTACGAAGCTCCAGGCCCACTGCCATCAGCAGCTGGAGCAGCTGGGCTTCACCGTTTGGGTGGTGGACTCCACGGAGAGCCTCAATCTCGTCTTGGAGTGCATCGACCAGGTCCTTGGAGAATTTGACCCTGACAAGGTATGATCTACAAACCCCACGCATACCAGCGGAGAGCTACGGACTTCGTCATCCACAACCGCTATACGGCCCTGTTTCTGGACATGGGCCTGGGCAAGACCGTGGCAACCCTCACGGCCCTCCAGCAGCTGAAGGAGGACTACCTGGAGATAGACAAGACGCTGGTTATCGCGCCCAAGTCCGTATCCCGGAACACATGGACAGGTGAGTCCCATAAATGGGACCACCTGAAGGACCTCAAAATCTCCGTGGTCATGGGCACCGACGCCAAGAGACGGAAAGCCCTGGCCGTTGAGGCTGACATCTACGTCATCAACAGGGACAACGTCACCTGGCTCGTGAACTATTGCTGCAACACCCTGGAGGAGTGGCCCTTCGACAGCGTGGTCATCGATGAGTCCAGCAGCTTCAAGAATCCCCAGAGCCGACGCTTCAAGTCCCTGCGTAAGATGTGCCCGATGATCAGGAGGATGGTCCTTTTGACCGGCACGCCTTCTCCTAACGGTCTGATGGACCTCTGGGCACAGATTAACCTGCTGGACCAGGGCAAGCGGCTGGGCCGTACTCTGACGATGTATCGTCAAGAGTATTTCCGTCCGGGGCGTCATAACGGCCACATCGTCTACGAGTGGATCCCTCGCGTAGGATCCAGGGAACGCATCACCGAGAAAATCTCTGACATCTGCCTGAGCATGCAGGCCGAGGACTACCTGGAGATGCCGGATCTCATCCAGGCCGGCGTCACCATAGCCCTGAGCGATGAGGAGATGAAGGGCTACCTGGAGTTCGAGAAGGAGCAGCTCATGCAGGTAGATGAAGCAGAGATTGAGGCTGTGACCGCTGCCGCATTGACTAACAAGCTATTGCAGTACACCGGAGGAGCGGTCTACGACTCTGACCACGACTACCATTTTGTCGGCAACAGCAAGATGGAGGCCCTCCAGGACATCGTAGAGTCGACCGAGGAGCCTGTCCTGGTCTTCTACCAGTATCAGCATGAGAAGGTGAGGATCCTGGACCAGATGCACGAGCTCAAGCCCGTGGTCTTCATGGGAGAGCCGGACATTCTGGAGGACTGGAACCGTGGAAAGATACGGCTGCTGCTTTGTCATCCGGCATCAGTGGCTTATGGCCTCAACATGCAGGAAGGCGGCAGGACCATCATCTGGTTCACACCTACCTGGAACCTTGAGCTGTACCAGCAGGCCAATGCCAGGCTTTACAGACAGGGTCAGGAGAAGCCAGTTTTGCTCTATCATATCGTCGCAACTGGCACTATGGACGAGAGAGTGATGGATGCTTTGAGCGGAAAGGGAGACTGCCAGAGCGCCCTGTTGAGGCATATCAAGGAGCTCAAGAGCAACCAAATGCACGGTCAAAACGCCGGAAACACCTGAGAATGAGATGTAACTTTGCATAAACCACTACGCTATGGAACACTTGAACAATGCAGTGAGAGGCTCAGCTGACTCGGTCCTTATACCACCCGCGGGGGAGGTCCGGGAGGCTGACTTCGTAGCAAATGAGATCAGCCGGCTCCAGCAGCTGGCGTCTCTCATTCAGTCCAGTGGCAAGACGCCGCTGGAGATTGGAAGGGCCTGCGGCCTTGACAAGCGGACGGTCATCCGTGCATTGAAAGCTATGCCGCTAAAGAGTGATGCTCAGGCTCGTATAGAGTTTTACCTAAAGAAGATATTGAACCATGTCAACAAAACAACGACACCTGTCGAAAGCCCAGAAGGTTAAGGCCAAGGCAACCTTCGTTGAGGCTATGAAGAAGTCCGGGGGCATCCTGAAGGACGCCTGCGAGAAGACCGGCATCGCTCGCCAGACCATCTACGACTGGCGGCAGGCAGATCCGGACTTCGATGCTGCGTGCCAGGAGACGCAGGAGCTCATGCTCGATGAAGCGGAGAGCAAGCTGATGGCCGCCGTCCGCAGAGGGAACCTGAAGGCCATCAAGTTCTTCCTGGAGAGGAAGGGGCGCAGCAGAGGATATGACCTGCATCAGGACATCGACCTTACGGCGACCGTCCTGCGGCCCCGTGTAGTGTTTGAAGGAGACGAGGACGATGCCGTACAGGATCAATAAGAAATACCGGCCCTTGTGGGCCCCAAAGACCCGCTATGTCGTAGTCACCGGCGGCCGAGGCTCAGGCAAGTCCTACGCCTTGGCCTGTGCTATGCTTGACGCTACCTACAAGGACGGCTACAACATCCTCTACACCCGCTGGAACCTGACAGCAGCCGAGGTGTCCATCATCCCGGAGTTCGTGGAGAAGATGGAGATGGGAGACTGCCGGTCAGCATTCTACGTCAAGCGGACCAGTGTGCAGAACAGGGCCACCGGCGCCTGCATCTGGTTCAGAGGTCTGCAGCAGTCCAGCGGCAACCAGATAGCCCGACTCAAGTCACTCAACCGCGTCAAGGCGTGGGTCCTCGATGAGGCCCAGGAGCTCATGAGTGAGGAGACCTTCGACACCATCGACCAGTCCATCCGTGAGAAGGGGGCCGACAACCTCGTGGTCATCGTGCTGAACCCGACCGACGTCTCCCACTGGATCTACCGGCGCTTCTTTGCTGCTCCTGGCGTCTCCTACGACTTCAACGGCATCAAGGACAACGTCACCTACATCCACACCACATGGGAGGACAACCGCTCCAACCTCAACATCAGCTTCATCGACATGGCCATGGACATGAAGCTGCGGAACCCTGACAAATACGAGCACCTATACGACGGCAGCTGGCTGCTTCGGAAGGAGGGCCTCATATACCAGCAATGGGAGGAGATCCCTCCGGAGCAATACCCCGTTGGCCTGCCGCAATGGTGGGGAAACGACTGGGGCTATGGAGGCGACCCCGATGCCCTGGTCCGCATGTGCTACGAGCCGGTCACCGGCACGCTTTACGTTTGGGAGGTCTGCTACCAGACAGGCCTGCTCCCTCGGGACATAGCTGCCAGGGTGACGGACGACGCATCGCTGCTGGTCCATCACTACGAGACGCGGGAGGATCCTACGCATCCTGGCCATTTGCTCATGGACGAGCTCGGTCAGCCTAAGCAGTTCTCGGTGTACTATGAGCCGCAATACTGCCTGGTCTATTGTGACCCCGCCCGCCCGGACTCTATCGCGGAGCTTCGCAAGATCTACGGCATTGCAGCTGTGCCCGGCATCAACCGGGACAAGGCCGGCCGCATCGGATGGCTCCAGGGCTTCCAGGTCAAGTACGTCGGCAAGCACATCGGCAATGAGGTCAACAGCTACAGCTGGAAGCCAAACAAGCAGGACCAGTCGACCTACTCCGATGAGCCCCAGGACGGCAACGACCATGCCATGGATGCCATCAACTACGGAGCCTTCACCCACCTGCACCGCTTGGGAGTGAGCAACCAAATGCGCGGTCAATAACGCAGTATAGGACCTAACGTGTTGTAACTTTGCGCAAAACGATAGCATGCTATGAAAATTCTGAAGAACAGCCAATACGAGCAGCTGGTACGAGATGCCGCCAAGGCTGAGGAGCTCAAGGGCTACTATGATGGAGAGAACGCCCAGAACGAGTATCTCCAGCGCCTGGCAGCACAGCTCACCGGCATCAAGCTGCCGCCCATGACCGTCCTGAGTCGTGAGCAGATCAAGAGGGCCTATGAGACCTGCGCCCCTGTCAATGGCGTCATCGACTACATCGCTGACAACGTCGGTGAGGTCATGAAGTACTTGGAGTTGAGGGAGACCCTTCCGGACGGGACTTACAAGTACATCGAGGACCACTGGATCATGGAGCTTCTGCGGAAGCCCAACGACCGCTACAACCTCCGGCGCTTCGGCAAGGCCTGGGCCGTCAACCGTCTCCTGTTTGATGACGCTTTCGTCTATGCCCCGCTCACTGCGGGCAAGGACCGAAGGGTAGACCCGAAGATAGGCATGTACATCCTGCCCGGCCAGAAGATAGCCACGGAGGCGGGCGGCATCACCAAGCCTTTCAAGGGCATCAAGCTCATCGGCGAGGCCGGTCAGACCATCGACATCGATGGCAAGGTCTTCGAGTCCTTCGGCTACAACCTGGATGACACCAGCTTCTTCGGCTCGTCCAAGATCGTGGCCGCTGCCATTTACCTGTCCGTCCTCGACAAGGGCATGCGCCGTCAGGACACCAGCCTGGACAATGGCGGTGTAGCCGGCATCATTACACCCAAGGCAGACAGTCAGACCTACGGTGTGCTGGAGTCTGACAAGGATGCGGTGGAGAAGGAGATCAACGGCAAGACCAGCTTCAACAAGCTCAAGGCGCTCAGGACTCCTATCGAGTACCATGCCATCGGCAGCAAGCCCGTGGACCTCGACATCCTCAGCTCCCACAAGGAGGCCGTCACGGCCCTTTGCTTTGTCTACCGTCTTCCCGTGGACCTCTACTACGGCCAGTCCAAGTATGAGAACGCAAAGGAGGCCAAGAAGGCCATCTACGAGCAGCAGGCCATTCCCCTCGCCGAGGAGTTCGCGGCCGACCTTCTGAGCTACCTCAAGCTCGAGGACAAGTACGAGCTGGTGGTCAACCGTGACGAGATCCCTGCCCTCCAGGAAACTCCGACCGAGGCTCTGGACCGCATCACCAAGATGCACGGCTCCCTCAATGAGCTGCGCACTGCCAACGGCTTCGACCCCATCGAGGAACCCTATGCTGACGAGCCCATAATACCGATGGGCACCCAGTTCGGAAACGAGACCTACGACATTGACGAGAACGCATAATGGCTCACAAGATCCGGAAAGACGAAAGACGCCATCAGGACTACCTGAGGCGGAAGGGGCTCAAAACGGCACACGTCTATGAGTCCCGTCTTCTGCGTCTGCGCTCCAAGGAGGTGAGGCGGGTCCTGGAGATCTGCGCCCAGTACGACAACCCTGCCGGC